AAGCAAGGTATTACTGTTACACCGGTCTTTGTTGATCCTTCACTCTTTTTTGTAAATCTTACTGCTGCTATAAAATATAATTCTTCTATTACCACTTTATCCTCTGAACAAATAAGAACCCAGGTAAATACTACTATAACTAACTTCTTTACAAATAACGTACAAAAGTTTAATAAGAATTATACTCATTCAGCTTTAATAAAAGATATTCTCAGTACCAATAACTCTATTACCAGCGCATTGCTTACTCTAAAGTTGCAGCGTAGAATTATACCGGTCTTAAATACTACTAACTTATTTACCGGTGATACTGCTGTCAAGTTTAGAAATCCATTAAAACCTGGATCTATACTTTCAAGCTTCTTTTTTGTCTCCGTAAGCGGAGTTTCAACACTGGTAAAAATTACAGATCTTCCAGATGATTCCCCTCCAAGCGATAGCGGCTCTGGTGTACTGAGACTCGTTAACATTGTTAATAATGCTATTGTATCTTCTAATGTTGGTACAGTTGACTATGGTACAGGTATTATATCTCTAACTGGTATAACTCCAACAGGTATTCCTGCCGGTGTAACTGATATCAGGATCACTGGAAGTATACAAGAAGTTAATTATAATTTGACTGTTTCAAGAAATGAAATATTATTACTAGATGATACTACAACTAATAAGACCGGGGGCCTGGTAGCCGGTACAACCATTAATGTAACATCATCCGTTTAATATGACCACTTTTGTAGTAACTAATAACGGGTCGGGTAATTATGTAATTGGCGGGAATAGCAACCCGACCCTTAACCTGGTCAGGGGTAATTCTTATACCTTTACCATTAACGCCTCCGGTCATCCATTTTGGATAAAGACCGCTCTTGTTACTGGTACAGGAAGTGCATACGTTGATGGTGTTACCAATAATGGGGTTGATTCTGGTAATATATTATTTACTGTTCCCCTTTACGCCCCTTCTACATTATATTATGTGTGTCAGTATCACTCCAGTATGCAGGGGATATTGAGTATAAGTGGAAATGCTGCCTATACTGAAACCTTAACTGATAATTTTACCTTAAGTGATTCATTAAGTATAACTGGAAGTTTTACTCAAACTCTTTCTGATAATTTTACTGTAAGTGATACGTTAAGTCTTACTTCTACAACACTTGAAGATTTAACAGATGATTTTTCAATAAGTGATTCTTTAAGTATTCTCTATTTAGATAATACACCAAGTACCAGTACCGTAAGTACAGAAAGAATAAAAGATAGAGTATCGGAATTAATAAACAGTCAGTTACCAGAATTTATTAGAACTGATAATACTACCTTTGTTGCATTTTTAAAATACTATTATAAATTTTTAGAGCAAGATCAGGGTGCTCTTGAATTAGTACAAAACGCAAGACAGTACAGCGATATAGATAAAACTACATCTAGTTTTGTAAATTATTTTTTAGCTAATTATGCAAATGACCTACCTGTAAGTCTTCAGGTTAATAAATCTCTTTTAATTAAAAAAATAGAAGGCCTGTATAAGGCTAAGGGTAGTACTCTTTCTATAGAAACTTTATTTAAAGTTTTATATGATACCGTTGCTACTACCAGCCATCCATATGACTTTGTATTAAGACCATCAGATGGAAGATGGAGTTTCCGTACATCTATACGTGTTTTATTAACATCAGGAAGTGTAACTAATCTTCAAGATAGATTTTTAAATCTTGTAAAAAATAATATTGCCTATACAGTTGAGATTGTTAGGGTAAAGACTTTAGCAACAAATCTTTTTGAAATATTTTATAAGAGTTTAATAGATGTTCCTTTTGAAATAGATGACGACGTATTCGTAAATACTTCTGCAGGAACTATTTTTACGGGTATTGTAAAGCCAACAACTACTAGTTATCAAATTAGCTATGGTGGTACAGGATTCCGAGTAGGTGAAGTATTTAATCTTTCGGAGGTCAAGATACTTTAGTCAGAATAACCAAGGTTGGAGCTAACGGGTCTATTCAAACGGTAAAATTTATTAATTATGGATATAATTATACCAGCAACTTCACTATAACTTTATCTAATACATTAGGGGTAGCAACATCTACTAAATATTTTGCTACTACAGCAGGGGGATTCAAGGAAAGTTTTACTTTAATTGGTATTCATTCCACTACAGATCCAAATAGATATTTTGATTCTGATTACGTAACTCCTTTTGATTATACCGGAACTAGTTTTGTTTCTTCAACTACGACTTCCCAAGTACTTACATCAGTAACTACTGCAAGTGCCTCTAATCCTAATGAAGCTATAATAAACTTTTTTATTGGAGCTATAGCTAGATATCCTGGAGAATATATTGCTACCCAGGGCTTTTTATCAGAACCTGATGTACGATTACAGGATAAAGACTTATATCAACCATTTGCCTATCAAATTGAATCAGAACTTGATATAGGTGTTTTTTATGACTTAGTTAAGAAATTAGTTCACCAAGCCGGTACAAATTTATTTGTAAATAGGGCCTTAACTTCAATTGCTAGTGTAAGTGCAGATATAGAGGTAATTTCTGCTAAAAACGTATTTACTCAACTTAACAGCGTATTCAGTACGCTAGATAGAAGAGTTCTTGAACTGCAGAAACCACTTGCAAATGTTTTGAGTATATCTGATAGTTTTATATCTTTAGATGTATTTAAACCAATATCTGATACAGTTACAATATCTGATTTATTTACTTTAAGCGTATTTCAAATACCCCCACTTAGCAGTAATGTATCAATCGCTGATTCTGGGTCAGGTGTTTTGACAGATTATGCAGTTGATTACTTTGCAGAAGTTTATGCAGCAAGCACTGTGATTACATTTTAATTAATATAAATATAAAAAAGAACTTTTTTTAAGGAAAAAAACATGTTTACAGAATCAGTAAGTATAAAGGGCAATCTTGAGGTTATTCTTCTTGATGAAAAAGGTATTCAAAAAGACTACCGTAAAATTGAAAATTTGGTGGTTGCAGTAGGTAAACAAATTATTGCCGCTCGCCTGGTTGGTAATACCATTGCAATTCCCAGTCATATGGCAGTAGGTACGGATGCTACTGCTGCCGCTACCGGTCAAACTGCATTAGGTGGGGAATTAGGTCGAGTGGTATTAGACTCTACTGCCCGCGCATCCAACGTTCTTACCTATATTGCAACGTTCCCGGCTGGTACCGGAACAGGTGCTCTTACGGAGGCAGCTATTTTAAATGCTTCCACTACAGGTAACATGCTATGCCGTACAACTTTTAGTACTGTAAATAAAGCTATCGGAGATACTATTGTTATTACCTGGAACGTTACTGTAGCATAACATGTCTTTTCTTTTAAAAGATACCATTCACCGTTCATTGGTTGAGTCGGTTTATAATGAGTTTTTATCTCGTAGAGCTAACTATTACTATTTTATCGGTAATATTTTAGAATGGGCTGTACCTGCTACCCCTGAAACTCCTGAGGTGACTCAGGACTACGAGTACTATACGCGAAATGGTATTTTAAGTATTAAAAGAATAAATTTAAGAGACGCTTCATTTGTTATACCCAGAATTGATTGGGAATCAGGTACAGTATACGACCAGTACGATGGTAATTACAGTGCATCGTTTACTTCAGAATCTGGAGCAACCAGTTTAAAGTCAGCTGAATTCTATGTACTGACCAGTAACTTTGCGGTATATAAGTGTATATTCAATAACAATGGAGCAGCTTCGACGGTTGAGCCCTCTGGACAAGATTTAACTACTATAACTACAGCGGATGGGTATGTGTGGAAGTATATGTATACTATCCCCCTATCGGCTCAAAATAGATTTGTTACAGCTTCATTTATGCCAGTTCAAAGAGCGGTAACTAATGCTTTTTATTCAAGGGGTGAAGTAAGTAGTATTACTATTGATAGCAATGGTTCAGGTTACACAGGAAATGCCTTAGTTTCTTTATCGGTACTGGGTGAATTCACCGGGGGGTCAGGTAATTCAATCGCTAATATTAGACCAGTATTTAATACTTCAGGTGAATTTATTAAAGTATTAATAGATAATGCCGGAGCAAAATATAAGTCTGCAAATATAAGAATAAACAATTCTGGCTACTCCGGTCACAGTGCATTTAACAATATTAGTAATGTAAGTATTTACAGTACCGGAGCTGGGTACTTTACCAATGTAAGAAATAACACTACAGTAACTATAGCAACTACTGGAAGCATTCAACCTACATCAAATGCATTTGCAAGTCTTGTTTATGGTAGTACCAGTAATTCTATTGTAGGTGTTACTTTAACTAATAAAGGAGTTGGCTATTCTCCAGCAGCCCGATCCAACACAACCATAAGTATAGCAACTACTGGTAACAGTCAACCCACCTCTAATGCTACAGCTAATCTAAACTTCTCTACCAACGCTGTCCTTACCCCCGTACTGGTTAATGGGCAATTAGAAAGAGTGTTGATTGAAGATGGCGGTATCAGTTATACATCTAATTTAAATACCACTATTTCCTTAATAGGAGATGGTACTGGTGCAGTTCTAACTCCATTTGTAAATGCTTCTGGACAAGTTGAAGATGTTATAATTGAAGAACGCGGTAATGGATATACTCATTTAGAAATAACTTTTGCAAGTGCTACTGGGAGTGGTGCTAATGCTTTTCCTAATCTTTCTGCCGATGATCTAGATACTTTACAGACAGTTGTAGAATTATCTGCTGTCGATGGGGGTATTCATGCTTTCAGAATTGCTAATGTTGGAAGTGGTTATTCTTATGCCAATGTGGTAGTTACAGGAGATGGATTAGGTTTTGCGGGTAATGTAGTACTTGCAAATAATACCATCAGTTATATTACTGTGCAATCACCGGGGGTAGGGTATACGTTTGCAAATGTTACTATAACTGGCAATGGCGCTAATGCTAATGTATCAGCCATCATTTCTCCTATCGGGGGCCATGGAAGTGATCCTGTTAAAGAATTATTTGCAGATACTTTGATGTTTACATCTACTATAAATAATGAAAAGAATCATGGTGTCTTGGTACAGAATGATTACAGACAGTTTGGTATTATAAGAGATATAGATAAGTTTACAAATGATCAAGCATATGCCAACGTTACCGGAAGCGCATGTTATCTGGTAACTACAGATACCGTTTCCGGGCTTGCCCGGGATGATATATTGACTATTACAATAAATGGTGCCAAGCGTAGTTACGAAGTTGTAGAGATCGTTAGTTCTTCTAATCAATTACTACTCCAAGATAAAAATAATTATGCTTTATTAGTAGGGAGTATCTTAACCGATGAAACTTCCAATCTTAATTATGCGGTAACTGTAATTGATAAAACTCCCGATATAAATAAATTTAGCGGTGACTTGTTGTTTATAGATAACAGAACAGCGGTAAGTTACAGCGAACAACAATTAGTTACTCTTAGAACAGTACTCAAATTATAACATAGGTAAGAGATGGCGATTAATTTTAACACCGATCCATACTTTGATGATTACAGTGAAGCAGATGGCTTTCACCGCATCCTCTTTAAACCAGGGGTGGCTGTTCAATCTAGAGAATTAAATCAACTTCAAACTATACTTCAAAATCAAGTATCCCGATTTGGTAATCATGTATTTAAACCAGGTTCATTAGTTATACCTGGTAACATTAAATTTGATAAGAACATTAATTTTGCAAAATTACTTACTACTTTTAATTCAGTAGATATAGAGGTTGCTAATTTTCTTGACAGAGAGATGATTGGACAGACGTCTGGGGTAAGAGCAAAAGTAATAAATGTTGAAGAAGGTACTGTAACTGATCCACCAACAATTTTTGTAAAGTATCTAGACTCAGGTACCAGTAGAACTGCAAATGCTTTTAGTGCAGCTGAAGATATTGTTACCAATGATACTGGTACTTCCTTTAGTGCCACTGTTTCCTCTACAGGTAAGTGTCTGGGGGCAAGTATCAGTGATGGTGTGTATTTTGTTAAAGATCACTTTGTAAAGGTATTTTCTAATAATATTATTCTTGATAAGTACCTTATTAATTCCAATTATAGAGTAGGTTTAGAAGTATCAGAAACTACTGTTAATAGCGATGATGATGAAACACTTTTAGATCCTGCTATTGGTACTTTTAACTATTTTGCTCCAGGGGCAGATAGATATAAAATTGAATTAATTTTAAATAAGCGACCTTTATCTGCTTCTAATTCAGATAATTTTATTGAATTACTCCGTATTGAAGATGGCTTATTAATTGATATAGTTGATAAACCAGGCTATAATATATTACAGGATGAGCTGGCTCGTCGTACATATGATGAATCGGGTGACTATACTGTAAAGCCATTTAACTTAAAATTTATTGAGCATGTTAAATCTAATACCAACCCAGATGGTTTTCTTACCGTAGCTCAGGGGGGTAATGTAACTCTAGCGTTTGCCGTACTTACACCAGGCAAGAGTTATGTAAAAGGGTACGAGGTAAGTACAGTATCTAATAGATATTTACCTTTTAGCAAACCCAGAGATACTGCCAACGTTACTAATGCAGTAGTTAGAACTCCTATTGGTAATTATGTAGAAGTAAAAGATGCTTTTGGTATTCCAAACTTTACCTCTAACTTAATAGATATTAATTTATACGATCGGTATACTGCTACACCTGGTTCTCCTGCGGGAACGTTGGTAGGTAATGCAAAGGTTAGAGGATTTGAATCTCCTTCGAGTAACGCCATGTTGGCTGCTTCAACCTTCAATACCTTCTTATTTGATATTAGTATGAATAGTGGGTATACGTTTGAGAGAGATGTAAAACAGTTATACCATGCAAGTGTATCCGATACCGGTTATGTTTCTACTGCCTTTACAGCAAACATCGTACCATCTACAAGTACTTTAGTTACAGGTACAGTTACCTTGACCAATGGAAGCCCTGTTATTATTGGGTTAAATTCAGTATTTACTTCTGAATTAGAAGTTGGTGATTATATAAAGTTTAGTACTGATACATCTAATTCATATCGTGTAGTTACAATTACTTCTAATTCAATATTAGATATTGAAAGAACCTTTCCTCTTGGTTCCTTATCTGGTATTAATGTAACCAGGGATGAGGCGGTATTGGTTGATAATGATAAGGCATCATATATCTTCCCGATGCCTAACGATGTTATAAAAGAACTTAGTGATATAACTATTCGTACAAGAAGAGTATTTTATGGTACCCTTGCCTCTAACGTTGTAGCTTTAACCACAGCTGTGGGCTCTACCTTTGCATCTAGAACCGATCAGGACTACTTTGCAGTTGCAGTTACTGGGGGTACAGCTGGTAAACTATACCAGATTCAAACAGATGAAATTACCTTCACCGATGCGCCTACCAACCGTAACATATCTATTGATCTTTCTGATTACGGGTTAACTAATCAAGACGTATTAGTTTATACCACTATTATTAAGAATGATCCTGCAGCAAAAGCCAAGACCTTAACCTCTACATCAGCCACCTATACTACCAGAACCGATTGTCAAGCAACCGTTATCTCTCTTGGTGTTGCTGATGTATACGAGATATCTAATGTAAGAATGTCGGCTAATGCTTTTAGTACTGCTTATAGTGAAGATAATTCTTTTGATATCTCAGATTACTATAGTTTAGAAACTGGTCAAACCTCTACCTACTATGGTATATCTAAAATAAAATTAAGACCTGGTAAACCAGTTCCTACAGGTCCTATAAAAATTAATTTTGATTATTATACCCATGGTACAGGAGATTATTTTAGTGCTGAATCTTATCCTGACTATGAAGATATTCCTAAATTTAATGATAACGGGGTAGTTTACGATCTCAGAAGTTCAATTGATCTTAGACCGCGTATTTCTAATGATGGTGTAAATTTTAAGAATACCGGCGCGGTTAGAAATGAATTTTTAGATTATGCCAGTGACTTCCAAACTGATTATTCCTATTATTTGCCTAGAATAGATAAAATTTATCTTACCGGTGATGGTCAAATTACTTATAAAGAAGGTAGTAGTAGTCTTGATCCTGTAGAACCTCAAGCACCTTCAGATGCAATGTCTTTGTATTTAATAGAGCACCCAGCTTACGGGTTTGATATAAACAATGACTCTACCTTTTATCCTGTAGACCAAAAGCGGTATACTATGAAGGATATAGGTAAATTAGAAAACCGAATTAAAAATTTAGAATTTTACACCACCTTATCTCTACTTGAACTAGACACTGCAATATTTTCAGTTAAGGATAGTTTTGGATTAGACAGATTTAAAAATGGTTTTGTAGTTGAGTCATTCAGAGGTCATGGTATAGGAGATGTTAGAAATTTAGATTATAATATTTCTATGGATTTTGAAAAAGGTGAATTACATCCTGCCTTTATTCCGTCTAACCGTAAGCTTAGTGAAGTAGAGTTATCTACATCTGGGCGTGCAGCCAATGGCTACGTAGTTAAAGATAATCGTATAGCTATGCTAAGTTACAGTGAGGAAGAATATATTGTAAATGATTTTGCTAGTAGTACTGAAAGTATAAATCCATATGATAATTTTACTTTTGCAGGTTCAATAACTCTCAGCCCATCGGGGGATACCTGGTACGATCAAACTACTAAACCTTTAATTTATCAAGATAACTCAGGTACCTACGATACATTGATTCCCGATTCTGTTGGTGAGGCAACATACGGTTCTATTTGGAATTCATGGAAACAAGTCTGGTACTCACCTTCTAATATAGACAAAGTAAAAGCTATAGACGGGGGAGCAGTAATTACTGAATCAGGGGTAACAGGTAGTTCAACAAGCGTGGTATTTCCATACGTAAGAAATGTATCAATTAATTTTACTGGAAAAAAATTAAAACCTAATACCAAGCTCTTTGCTTTCTTCAATGAATATAACGTTACTGAGCTCTGCTACAGCGCTAATACAACTGCAACCGTAGTAGCTTCCTTTGGTTCAGGGGAACTTAATCAATCTAATATTATTACAGATAGTAAGGGTACAGTAACAGGGGTATTTAACTTTGATGTTCAAAGTTCAGGATTAAAAATACCAGCTGGTAAAATTAATTTTAGATTAACTGATTCAGTAAATAATAGTGCTTTTAAAGAAACATTTGCCGATGCAGTTTTTGTTGCAAACGGAACTCTTTCTAAAGTTGAACCGCCTAGAGTACAATTACCTCCTCCTGCAGTGATTACTCCTGCAAACGCACCTGCAAACATACCATCATCTCCCATTACTTATACTCCAGGTATTGAAAATAATACTACTAATACAGTTATTATACCCCCCAATCCTGTTGTACCTCCGTTACCTGTGGTACCTCCTTACCCACCTGCACAAGCCTATTTACCTGGTTTTGCTGATTATGCAGCATCGTACTTAAAGGGGGTAGATATAAAAACTCTAAGCGCGCAAGACATAGCCAAATATGAGGGATTTTATAAAACTGCTCTTGCAAATCAAAACCCTCCTGTTTCTGAAACTACTTTTAAAGCTCAATTAGGTAGCCCGCCTCTTGCTGGCTCTATAACCTATCGCGCGCCTGGTAACGTAAGTCAGTACGATTTTGATTCTGGTGTAGATTACAGTATAGCTAACCCTACTCAAGGAAATCAAGTACTTGCAGACGGTACGTTACTTAAAGACTACGGTACTGCAACAAATATATTAGAAGCTAAAAGTGCAACTGGCAGTACGTTTGTAGATGATCTTATTGTAGATGTTGGAAGACCGTATTTTGATGCAGTTGTAGTTCCAATATATCAAGGTACAGTAGCAGCTGTTACAGATATAGTAGCAAAAGGGGAAACAACAAGTGATATGTTAGCTTTTTATCAAGCAGGTTTAGCTAACGGATCATGGATAGAAAGTACTGCAGGAGTACAGTCAGCAATTGAAAACTACGCTGCAGCTTTGACTTTAGCTGCAATTGAAAAACCCGCAACCCAGGATTTTATTGTTGCCGGAAATCTACGTGGTATATAATTTAAGAAATAAACTAATTTTAAGGCTTGTTAATAAATGACAACAAATTTATATGGTGATGGGGGAGTAGGGTTGAGTGGGTATACCGATACTCTTGCTCAATCTTTCTTCGTTGAAAGAAATCTTTTATTAACAAAAATTGATTTATATTTTAGTGATAAAGACTCAACTCTTCCTGTAGAATTATCCATAAGAAGAATCGAGGGCGATAAGCCAAGTGGTAATATTTTAGTAGATTCAACTGTGGTGGTACCTGCTGAAGATATTATAACATCTGCTAACGCCAATATAGCTACTACATTTACTTTTCCCGTTCCAGTAAAATTAGATTCAGGTCAATACTGTTTTGCATTATCTTCAGACACCAAAAAACACCGGGTACATGTTGGTCAACTAGGGGGTGAGGATGTAGGTACCGGCTCCATTATTGCCAAGAATCCTTATAATGGAGTTTTGTTTATGTCTACCAATGGTATAAATTGGTCGATAGATCAAACCAGAGATATAAAGTTTAAGATTTATAGAGCTAACGTTACCAGCTCAACAGCTACCGTAGACTTTGTAATGCAAAAGAATACAATGTCTACACCTTTCATTACAGTATTAGAGAATGATCCTTTTCAATCGTATAATAATGTTTCTACTGTCCGAGTAAGACATAAAAAGCATGGATTTCCTTCTGGAGCAATAGTAAAGTTTAACGGGCTTGCTGGAGAGTTTAATTATACTGTAAATGCTACCTCCAACGTTATTACCTTTAATAATATACCAGTTACTCTTTTAGCCAATACCTTCTTAACAGTAAGTAATATCAGTTTAGATAGTTATACAGTAGATGTGGGTGCTAATGCAATGGTGCTGGCCAACATATCTAATGGTCGTTTTGGAAGATCAGGTATTACGTCAACCACCCTACTACCTTTTTCTGCTGTCTATCCTTCTGTAGGAGTAGTGACCCCCCCAAGAACAAATATAGGGTACAAGCTTAAAACAACTAATAGTAGTTTTACAGTTAGTAATTTTGAAGATATTAGTACAGATACTAAAGAGTTTTCTGATACTAGAATTCTTGTAGACTCAAAGAACAGAGATACATCGATGGGAGGAGCAGAGAGTTTTACCTATCGTGTAACTATGACTTCCAGTGATTCATATGTTTCTCCTATGATTGATACTTCATTTGCAAGTGCGGTGTTTATTATACCTGACATTAACTCACCTTCTTCTGCCGATAACTTAAATGTTGACCTGGTAACTATAGCTAATGCTAATACCCTTATTTCTTTTAACTCTACCGGTAATGTGACTATAGGTGGGACGCTAGAGAAAGCAAACGTTAAGACCATGGTACCTGGAGCTTTCGTGACTATTACAACTTCCGGTAACGTTACCAACAACGGTACATTCAGGTTGACTGCGGTCTCAAATGAAGGTGCGTCTTTCAGTATACCAGTCTCCAATGCCGTTCCTACTGGTAATGTAACCAGTATCGTATACAGACCGATGTTTGTATCGGATGAGGCTGCATCTGGAAGTAGTACGAGATCAAACTATGTGACCAGAAAGATTGAACTTGCCACCCCCGCCACCAGCTTACTTGTAAGATTGGCAGTATCTCAGCCGGTAGGTGCCGATATTGAAGTGTATTTTAAACTTCAAAATGGCAATGAGGCATCTGGATTCGATACCAAAGAATATACTCAATTAGACCTAGGTACAATTAAAGATACGGTAGATGGGCAGTTTGTAGATATTGAAAAATTTGTAGATAGTTTGGCCTCTTTTAGTGCTTTTGTTATTAAAATAGTACTTAAATCTACCAGTATTGCAGCATACCCCAAGGTAAAAGACCTGAGAATTATTGCCTTAGAATGATTAACAATCAGGTATTAAAGGTGAGAGATCACCCCACACTTTACAGAGATCCTAACTCAAAGGCTATTTTGGTAGTAGATCAAACGTCTAGACAGAATTATATTAATCAAAGAACGCTGGCTCAAAAAACTGCAAGCTCAACTGAAAGTCTCGAAAAAGAAATGTCCAATATGAAGCAAGAACTGGGTGAGCTTAAAGATATGCTTCGTATTTTAATCAGTCAATCTAAGACAGATAAATAAACAATAAATATTCAAAAGAATACTGTAAGGTAATTAAATGGCAACGATACTCTTAAGAACCGCTAATTCGATTTCTCATACCGGGGCTACCGTAAAAGGTACCCCTCTGACTAATTCGGAAGTGGATAATAACTTTTCCAACATTAATATTTCGTTAGGGGTTCTTTCTAACTTAAGTACTTCTGCCAATGCCAATCTCGTTTTGGCCATCAACTCCATCACCTATCCCTTCGGAAGTAGTGGAAATGTGTTGTCAAGTAATGGAAATGCCTGGTTAAGTCTTAGTCTTCCGGCCAGTGGTTTATCTTATGTTGTAAAGTCGTCTAATTATACTACTCAAAACAACGAAGGGGTGCTTGCCAACACCGCCCTGGGTGCATTTACGGTTACACTTCCTGCTTCTCCCTCCGTTGGTAATCAGGTGGTGGTTGCCGATGAGTTTGGTGATTTTGCTGCTAATGCTCTAACCGTAGGTCGTAACGGTCAAACAATTGCCAACAATGCCTCAGATTTAATATGTGATATAAGTGGGGTAAGTGTTCAATTAGTCTACACCGGTAATACATGGGATGTATTTGCCCAGGTTGGGGGTAATGGGGGTACTGCAGTTACTTTAACTGGCACCCAGACTTTAACTAATAAGACTTTAACCAGCCCTACTTTAACTACCCCGGCTCTAGGTACCCCATCTGCAGTTGTTTTAACAAATGCTACAGGTACTGCCAGTAGTTTAACCGTTGGTAAGATTACCATTACAGATGAGACTACTGCCAACGTTACCTATTATCCAGTATTATCGGTAGGCACCTCAAGCGGTAATTCAGCTAATGTATCAAGTACAAAGTTAACATTTAATCCTTCTTCAGGTCTCTTAACATCCACCGATTACAACTCTTCTTCTGATATGACGTTGAAGCAAGATATTACTCTTATTAATAACCCATTAGATATTATCAGTCAATTAACTGGGTTTGGATTTACCTGGAAAGATAGTAAGCAGAAATCATACGGGTTATCTGCTCAAGAAGTTGAGAAAGTAATTCCTGAAATCGTTAGGGATAGACCAGACGGTACCAAGGGTATTAATTACCTGAACTTGACTGCATTCTTAATTGAAGCAATCAAAGATTTAAAGCAAGAGATAGAAGAGCTTAAAAAGCCTAAATAAAACAATAACAATAACCGAGTTCTTAAGGAGCGAAGATGGCAATTAAAGTAGGCGGTAGCACTGTCGTTGATGATACGCGTAATGTAACATCAAATAATATCACACTAACCAGTTATACCGAAACAGTATTTTCTGCCAACAGTTCTACTGCCATTACTCTTACAACGGCAAATGGTACGGTTCAAAATATTACTCTTACCGGTACTGCTACCATCACCATGCCGGCAGCAGTTGCAGGTAAGTCTTTTGTTCTCTATCTTAGGTCTGGAGCGGGCGCTTACACAGTAACCTGGACGACAGTTAAATGGCCTGGAGGAACTGCTCCAACCATCACCTCAACAGCAGCTAGAATGGATATTTATTCTTTCTTTTCAGACGGAACAAACTGGTATGGTGTCGTTGTTGCACAGAACTACACACCATAAGGACTGATAAATGTTTGCAGCAGGAAGAACATCAAGCGGGGCGGCGGTGGCAGACCCTCAATTTAACTACGTCACTATGCTTTTGCATGGCGATGGGACTAATGGCGCACAGAACAATACGTTCTTAGACAGCAGTACAAACGCATTCACCATTACCCGCAACGGCAATACAACCCAAGGTTCTTTCTCGCCTTATGGGTCTAATTGGTCTAATAATTTTAATGGTACAGATGCCCTTTTTACTTTTCCAAACTCAAGCAATTTTGCTTTTGGTACTGGGTCGTTCACAATTGAATTTTATATTAACGCGCCGCTAAATAACGACAAATTTATTATTGGTGGTAGAGGCTCTATTACAGTTATGCACATTACAACAGGCGGTTCTTCATCTACCGCTGGTGTGCTTCGTTATGTTGGATCATCTACGATTGTTTCTAGTAATGTAATTACAGATAACACATGGCATCATTGCGCTATTGTTCGTAATGGAAGTTCAAACATAACTCTTTATGTTGATGGCGTATCGGTCGGAACAGGAACAGATACTGGTAATTACACCACAGCATCTGGGACTTGGTTTGTGGGTCAAAACGATTTAGGCGCATCTAATTTTTTAAATGGTTATATTTCAAACTTAAGAATTGTTAAAGGCACGGCAGTTTACACAAGCAATTTCACGCCAAGCACCACGCCATTGACCGCAATCAGCGGAACATCATTGTTGACTTGCCAAAGCAATCGCTTTATTGATAACAGCGCAACCCCTGTAACAATTACACCAACAAAAACAAGCGTTCAACGCTTCAACCCATTTGGTACTGCTACCGCCTACTCCACAAGCGTGATTGGTGGGTCAGGGTACTTTGATGGTACAGGGGATTATTTAAATTTTACTGCTGGAACTACTTTCAACATAGGAACTGGAAACTTTACGATTGAGTTTTGGGCAAATAAAACCGCTAATGGTTCTGCTAATTATGATGGTGTTTTTGAAGCAGATAGTGGTGCTACTTATGGGTGGTTTGTTGAGCTATCAAGCACTCGTGGATTTTTACTTGTTGTTAATAGTGTCGGCTCGTTTGCTTGTAGTACAGCAGTAATAAATGATAGTGCTTGGCATCATTGGGCTATATGCAGAAGCGGGTCAACTTGGTATATGTGGCGTGATGGTGTTGCACTAACACCAACTACAAACACAATTTCAAATGGCTCACTTCCCGGAAGTGGAACGGCACGAATTGGATTTGCTGGTACCGCCTACCCATTTAATGGGTATATGTCAGACTTGAGGGTTGTGAATGGAACTGCTCTTTACACCACAGCGTTCACACCGCCTACTGCACTATTGACAGCTATCTCAGGCACATTATTGCTGACCAAATTCCAAAACGCTGCCATCTTTGACAACGCCATGATAAACGACTTAGAAACTGTGGGTAACGCACAGATTTCTACAAGCGTGGTGAAATACGGAACAGGGTCTATTTATATTCCAACTCCAATTGGCCCACAGTTACTTACTCAAGCAACGCCACAAACAGTTTTTGGCACTGGAGATTTTACAATTGAATGTTGGTATTACGCTATAAGTCGGCCTGACATTGCACCAGCAATTATTTCTAATGACACAACTGGTTCATACCCAACAAACTATTGGGCGTTGCATGACCGCCATGGAACAGATGGGTTTTCAGGCACAAAATTTTCTTTTTGGGCTGGCAATATAAATAGTTCTGGTCCAATTTTGGTAAGTACTACTAGTGTGTCAAATGGAGTTTGGTATCACATTGCAGTAACTAGAAGTGGTAGCACATTTAGATTATTTGTAAATGGCACTCTTGAGGCTTCAACTACTTCATCCACTTCTATTGAAAATAATATAGCTAAGAGATTGAGTATTGGTAGAACAGGATATGGTGACAGCGGTCTTAACGGCTACATAGACGATCTCCGCATTACAACAGGCTATGCCCGATACACAGCAACATTCACACCGCCAACTTCGGCATTCTCCAACACAGGGCCATACTAAGGAACTATTATGCAAGTAGCAATTTTAACTACACCTATTACAGTTGGCGACTATCGTGAACTGTTTCCTAACACATCGTTTGGCTCAAATGGCCCAAGCGGTGAATTCTTGACTGCCAACAACGCAAAGAAGGTCACGCTGTTTAAAGCCCACGACCGACTGACTCAGAAGTTGGTTTCATGCTCTGCCTATGATGACGGTGAATTTGTGTCTATGGTTCAAGTGGCAGACATGAGTGCCGAGGAAATCCAAGTAGCCAAGGATTCTGCAATGGGTCAATTAAGAAACACTCGCAATGCTTTATTGCTTGCTTGTGATTGGACTCAGATTCCTGATTGCACCATTCCTAAGAAAGCTGAGTGGGCAACATATCGTCAAGTATTGCGTGATTTTCCTGCAACTGTTTCTGATGCAAGAGTGACTATCACATGGCCTCACAATCCTGATTGGGTTGAGCCTACCGTTTTAGGGTAATTATGATAAAGACTATTGCTGACTGTACGGCTAAGGAGGCGGCAATTACTGCGGCTACGACTATGGAAGAGTTGATTGCCGTGGTCTCTCCAACCCCTACCTCTGATGTATAAATATAAGTATATCTAAACCCGAGACATTCAAATGACTACTCTATCAAGTATTATTACCCCAACCAATATAATTACTGCAGCCAGCACTACCACGTTGACCAATAAAACCATTGGTGTTACCCAGTTAAGTGGTGCAGTCGCTATATCTAACGGTGGAACTGGGCAAACCACGGCCGGAGCCGCCTTGAATGCCCTGGGTGGTGCTTCCACAGGCAAGGCAATCGCCATGGCCATAGTGTTCGGTGGTTAATTTATAAATACATTAAATAACATATCTAAGGATTTTAAATGGCAGCCCCCAACATAGTAAGCGTATCAAATATTAATGGTAGGTCTTTTGGTAATGTACTAACTACCTCCAATGCAATTATTATTGCTAATGGATCAGGTAGTGGTAATGTACTGAAGATCAACAATATCGTAGTATCCAATGTAGATGGAACGTCTGCGGCAGATGTAAGCATTGAGTTCAATACCGCAGCCGCCGGCAACGGTACTGTCACAAGATTGGCCAGTACAATTTCAGTACCCCCTGACGCCTCATTAATAGTTACCGATAAGTCTACAGCATTTTATATGGAAGAAAATACTTGTATTAAAGGTCTTGCTAGTGCCAATAGTGATCTAGAAGTATTTGTATCTTTCGAAGTAATCAGCTAATCTGTTATGGTTCAACGATATACGGGCGGGATTCTCTCAGCCGGTTTAAACGGCATTAACTACCCTGTCACAACGGTGGAATACCTTGTCGTGGCTGGCGGGGGTGGGGGTGGGTCTAGGGTTGCTGGTGGTGGTGGTGCAGGTGGTTTATTGACTGCGGCAGGGTTTGCTGTTGCATCTGGCACTGCTTTAAC